GTTGTGTTGTGGTTCACATGTTTTCAGGTTGACTGACGGAGAACTCTGGTGCATTATTAATACGTGAACGGGGCGGGACGGACCCGCTGGGAATGGAAGGAACCGAGATGGAACACATTAAGACACTGCTTGGAGCGTCGGCGTATAAGTTCTACGAGGAACTGGGGTACAGTGTTCAGACGTACGCAGGGGGCTTGAGAGGCATTGTGAGTTATGGCGGTGATGAAATTAGTGTTTTTCGTCACGGTCTTCGATACTGGGAGGTGTGTGACACTGATGGTGATTCGTTTCGGTTTGGTTCTCAGTGGGGGTTGCTGGCTTGGTTTGGTGATCGGTTGTGATGCGTAGGTCACATCATGGTGAGGGTGACGATTTTGTCACCCTCACCAATTGGAAGGTTTCTAATTTTATTACACATGTGTTATTGAATGGATATCACATTGGTTATTATCGGGATACTGGCCGGATTCATTATTGGAGGAATGGATCGAAGGATTATCATATAATTTCGATTGATAATATAATTTCAAGTAAAACGGGCATTGAAAACGGAATCATCAATCATGGATAATTCGCTTAAATGGTTACTTGGCGACATAATTGACTACGCGTCCAATCAACAAGACATAATCGTTAAAACACCGACGATTATGTTTAGTGCAAGAACAATAGGTCACCATATTTCTTGGGTATTGATTTACAAGAAAAAGAAATTTTCTATTATTGGTGAAATAGGCGACACAGACACAGTGTTTTATTCAATGAGAAATTTCATCTGCGACACGGACAAGGAATGTAATGAGTCAGACAATTCTTGAGCGCACGGGCGATAGCAACTGGTACATTAAGTATACTTGCCTCAATGATACTCCTGAGCGGACGGCGGCCTGGATTAAGTCACTGAAGTGTGAATGTGATGTCAATTCAGGCGACTAAGAGAAAGTTGCGTCATTATGGAATGAGGGAGTTTTATACGCTCGCGGGATGCAACATTCTTTATTGTGGTTGCACAGCATTTCGCCTGATTAATGATTACACAATGGAAGTGTGGAATCATTTTGAGACAGAAAGCGGAACAATTGTTCATTATGATTCGATGAATGAAAGAAATGAAGCATTGTTGGAAATGGGCCTGGAAAGCATGGGAGTAATTTAATGTACCACTTCAGGGAACTGGCTAAGAAACTTAATCTGGTAGATCAACTGCCTGGATACAGCATCGCCGTCAGGTGTGATCGTATTCTGATTGACGGCCTTGATTATCGGCTTGACGTTTATGGTTGGCCGGATAATCGGGTAGTGTTTTCAGACAAGACTACAGGACTAAACACCATCAAGCGCTACGGCCATACGGGCGCTGAACAATGTCGCAAAACTTGGTTTGAGATGCTTAACGCGATCGGAGTTGATACTACAGCGGCTGAGAATTGAGGACATACTTATCCCCCGGAAGTGGTTGGTTCCTTCCGGGGGATAAGTGTTTATGGGCGTTCTGCGGTGCGCGCGAGGCGCTCCCATGCGACCCAGGTCTCGGGGCCCCATATGCCGTCGATGGTGACGCCTAGGGCTCCTTGTAGAGATTCGATGACGCGATCGTGGGCGGCTTCACTGGCGTCGCCCCAGATTCCATCGGGAGTGGTTCCCACAACCTGCTGTGTGTAGGCAATGCCCCATGGAAATTCGCGCCCTCCCCAGTTGCTGGCCTTGATTACGGCACACATTCGCTTCTCAGTGTCAGTTCCAAGAATGTTGTCCTGTACCGCACCAAGAATTCGCTGAACGTCTCGAATGTCTCCACCACTAGAAATAGCGGAGTTGTCATCAACTACACGAATGCCATATCGAGCATCGTCCATATTGCGCTCACGACGCGCAACAACCCCACCATTGTCCTGAGGCCCACCAATGCCCCACGTAGTGTTTCCGTCAATACTGTAGAAAACACCACCAGAGTTCGGAGGCTGCTCCACGATTCCAATGTGCTGGGCAACTCCAACACCGTCGAAGTCGAAGGTGATGAGGTCACCGGGGCGCACGTCCCATTTGTCGATGAGTACACCACGGGCTCGTGCCTGGGCCTCGCGGCCGGGGACGTAGGCGCTCACCCAGTTGATTCCCACCTTATTGAGCACCCAGGACACGAACATGTCGCAATAAGGGACGCCGCTTGCACCGAAACTGGGAGAGCCGGTTACCTGAGCATACCATCGCCCATACTTAGTTCCAGCGTTCTTGTCTGCCCAGCGGGAGTATCCGATCTCTGAGCGTGCTGCGGAGATAATGTCTGCGCGAGTTACCATAATTACTCCTTACTGGGAACGTTTCGGCTGGCAACACCGAAGAATGCTGCAAATAGGAAGTTGAGTGCAGCAATCTTGTCACCATCAAACACGCCCCAGACACCGAGACATACGAGAATTCCGGCACTAACGACGTAGAGCCAAAGTCGGTATGCGTCTGGGATGAAGGGGGGCTTAGGGGCCTCGTGGTCACCCATTGTTTTTCTCCTTGAGGTAGGAAATGATTTCTCTGAGTTGACGGTTCTGTGCGTCTACGCTTGATCCGCCGTGGTTTGGCTTGACATGATATTGCACGTCTTTTAATTTGTCTTCAATATCTTCAAGCCGGTCTAGGACGCTAGGCGTCCCGTCTTTCCCGTCCCAAGCATTTAGCATGGATGCTAAGTGGTCCATGAATCGCGTGGCACGGTAGATGAATCTTCCTGCGATTGTTATCAGGGAGATGACGCCGAGTACTAGGGCGACGTCAATTGTGGTGGGGTTAATGTGTATCATCGGACAAAGATTTCAGCGAACATGTTACGCGTCTCTGCCGAGTCGGAGAAAAGTCGACCCTTTCTGTATGTGCTGCGCATGATGCTGAGTACTTTGTCACCATACATCAGTAGTCGCTCCCCCTCTCTCAGGTCAGAGACCTTATAGGCCCATCTTACTCTATCCCCGCGGGGTTGGCGGCGCTGGGCGAACCATGTGCCGCCGTCGATCCAGATAGACACCTCACCGTCAGGGCATCGCAGAGAGAATGCGTATTTGGCTTTTCCGGTCTTTTTCATGACGAAATCGTCATAGTTGTCTGCGAATTTGTTGGAGATGGAGTAGTCGGCATAGTCCTCAGCATAGTTCGTAATGAATGAACCAAAACGAGTGTGTGCAACTTCAGACTGAAATTGCTCACTGTTAACAAAGTCGGTGACAATGAATCCTTCAGCGTGACGACTAATTCCTTCTTTTGGCTCAATATGGAATCGAATGAAGTAAGGGTTCATAATGCTGACAGCATTGGAGAGCATGAGACAGCGCACACGGTCCTGATAGCGGTCCACTGTTGAGTAAAAGTCCATGAAGACTTTCGCCTCATTAGGAAGATACCGCAGCGAACCTTTATCAATGATGAACTCATCAAAGATAATGGTGTACACATTCGGGTAGGCAATAGACTTATTTGCCTGCGCTGTAGAAAGAGGAATGAAGTACCCAATGGTCTCCCATTTCTTTCCTACTTTTCTCTGTGCGAACTGACCTTCTACACGAAATTCCTCATCGGGAAATTCGTGTTGAATGTCTGCGAAGAAACTGTTACGCCCCTTGAGTTCAGTCTTATACCTACGAAGATAAATGAACTGTTGGCCCTTATTGATTGCGTTCTTGATAACAATCTTCTTAGCCCCGTAGGTCTTTCCAAGTCCACGAGCACCCATAATCATATTAAACACGCCCGCATATGAGAGCACGTTAGAGAAAGAATAATAGGAAAACTTTTTCTTCATCAGTGTCGCCTTACCGTCCACCATCGCGTTGCGCTTAGGATGTCTATAGACTTCTTAACAGGACCATAATACGGGTTACCGCCATGTCCTACAGTGGTGTTCTGGTCCACAACCATTTCCACGTGATCTGTTTCGGGGTACACACTGCCCGTCGAGCGCCATGCCATGACGATCATGTCACCGGGCCTCAGGAGCGCCTTCTGAGCGGCCGTCATAGCCCCAGAACCACGCTCAATGACCGCCTGCCCACGGAAGTACTGGTCGCCCGTCCACGTGCCCACGAAGACGCCAGATGTGGCCTTGTAGGCCGCGTACATGAGACCACTGCAGTCGGTAATTCCTGAGTTGTCGGGGTCTTGGCGGCCCGGACACTGACAGTAGGCGAATTTGCCCAGCCTAGCCAGAACCCACGCGAGCGCCTTAGCGCCATTGGAACCGTCGGACGGGACCGCTCCCCCGCCTCCTGGGGTAGGAGTCCCTGCCTGCCCCCCTGTGACGTTCTGGACGATTTCGCCGATGTTTACTTCCCACAGATTGTGTCCTTTGGAGTATAGGCGGTGAATTCCGAACTTTGATCGCATTGTGAGGATGTTTGAGTCGTCTGCGGTAATGATGACCTTGCCACCATCAACGCTTACTTGCTGACCGTTTTGACCAACACTTCCACCATTTCCAGGCGTGCTAACACCGCCCACGCCAACGTCAACGCCGCTGGTGTCTTTGTTTGCGATAATGTTCTTGGCACCGTTGTAGCGGTTATAGTATTGCCCTAGAACACCGTTAGCCATAATGGCGTTGTACATCTGATTAAGGCCGCCGCCAGAATAGTTATTTGCTGCCTGCAACGCATAACGAGGACCTTGGTGATAGGCCACACACCAGAGAATAAACGCGTCGGTGTCTGTCTCAGGGTTAATGTCATATTGCTTGGCCACATTAAAATACGACTCAAGGTCCTTTGTAATCTGGTCACCCTGAATATCCTTGCTAGCAAGTAACAGGTCACGAAGACTATCCCCAGCCGCCCTGCTCAGGTAGTAGGTGTTCCACGAACTCGAGGACTCGGAGACAGTTTCCAGGCGACTACGCAGGCCAGCGTCTACGCGCGCGTACTCTGCCGTATGGGCTGCACGCATACGGTTAAGGATAGCGGCGGCTCGAGTCCCATACCACTGTGCCAAGCCTACGGTGATGGGGTCGTTATAGTTGATTGCCGCGTAGTTCATAGACGACTCAACCTGACCAATTGCCTTGACAGCAACTTTCTTTGCGGTAGCGTCCCAAGCCACGATTTCCTCCTATACGACGGTGCCCCCCTGATTGTATCAGGGGAGCACCGCGTCCTCAGAATATGGGGTATGTTGCGTTGACAGCGAATGTCTTTTCGCTGCTTAGCCTTGCGGCTGGAACTAGAGCACCAGTGTTATCGACGATTAGCGGAAATGCTGTAGCATTATCCCACGCCGTAATATACATGTTTCGATAGGGCCTTGCCCACGCAGGAACGTTAAACATTGTCAAGAACGCATCAAGTTGGATAACTGAAAAGATTCCGTGAATGCTTACAGTATCATGCTTTCGAGCAATGAACATCTGTAGTTTATTGTCATTCTTGACCCGATCAAAACTCGCACCATTCTTGAGATCGTGCCAACCGAAATCAACCCAACCACTCCCACCTTCAAGCCAGTTGTCAAACTGTCGCTGCGCAAACTCATACCCAGCGGTTCCGAAGTGAACACCAGCGTCATCAGGGAAGTAGCGCGAGTTCTTACCATTGTGGAACCATGACCTTGAACCTTCGCAAACTAGCGCACCGTAGGGCTCAAGAACCTCCTTAAGCACGTTGGTTGCGTTGGCGCAGTTCATTGCCATATTCCAGTCATTGTTGAGCGGGTGCTCATTGTACAGGACCGGAATAACATAGATCTTTGCGTTGGGGAAAGACCTAACAGCCTTCTTGATAAATGTAGTGGCAGACTCACGAATGTCTTTCTGCCCACGAATATCGTTAAGCATGTCAATGATATAGATCTGCCCCGTAAGGCGCGCGCGGTCACCAACAGAGTCGGAGATAGCACGATCAATCTGAGTGTTAAAGTTGTTGTCAGGAGTACTAGTAAATCCCCCACCAGAGTAACCATAGTTGTGGGGAATTTCGCCCTTAGCGGTAACCCAACGCTCCCATGTTCCATTTGGCCATCCGCGACTCTCGGCGTTAGATGAACCAATGATTAGCGAGTGCGGGTACATTACCCTGTGAAGGGGATTATACCGCTTATCACTCTCAGTTTTATTGTAGAAATTATTGTCCACAGTTTGCTTAAGAGTTGTAAGGCGACTAGTAACGTCACCACTAAGCGCATTAGCACTAGACTTGATCTCACTTATCTGAGAATCAATCTTATCCTGCCACTTCTTTGATGGAACCTTTAACTTACCCCCAGCAATTGTGGGGGCCGCAACAGTGTCTCCCCCGTCGTCGCCAGTAAACAATGCGGTGACAACTCTGTTCTCGAAAGACTTTAGCCGCGTTTCCAGTTCTGTGCGCTTATCGTTGACGGAAGAGTCCCAGTTGTTATGCAGTTTCTCCATCTCAGTGATGAAGTTTGTAACAACCTCATTGATTCGCTTAACAACCTTGTCCTGCTCTTCGCCGAAACTGTTAGTGAAATCGATAACGTCAATCACGCTTCGACGAATTCGTTCAAGCACGTCAACATACGTGACGCCGTCAGAGTACGTGAAAGGGGTGACGTTGTTTAGTGATCGCGAATTAACTCGCCAAAGAGCACGGTCAATGTTGCCGAGAATCTCATCACCAGTAGCCATAGTATCCTCCAATACCATATCCGTAGATTCCACTCCCGATAAGTCCCCCAGGAGTTTTAGGGTTGTCGCTATCCCAGATACCCATAAACAGGTCGCTAATATCTGCGATAACTAGATCGTCAACATTAATTAGAGTGTTGCGATAATCAGCGATAGCGCGCGCCTTACTTCCCGAATACCCCCACGACTCGGAGTTCTGGTTATTCGTGTAGTTCGACGTTGACGATGATGTGCTGTCCGACTCATTCTGGGACGTAGAACCACCACTAGTGCTGGCATCGCTAATCGACGTGGCATAGTCGCCATCGCCCGCAAGACGTGTCTGAGGAGTATCAGAACCAACCGTACGCCCCTTAGACTCATTGGTCCCACTACCACTGCCAGTCTGGTGGTTGATCCCCGAGTTCTGAGACTTCCCATCCTGACCAGTACGCGAGTAATGACGATTGCCCTCAAGCGGATCGGTGTTCTGAAGTTCTGCAAGATACATTCGATTATACCGAGGCATAATCAGGTCCATTCGCAACCTCATTCGCCACACGAAAATGTCGATCGTTTCGTGCCCGATTTCCTGTAGCCAGTACTCGCGCTTAATCCGATCATTAAGTGTCGTCCTGTATGCTTCATCAAAAATCGGATAACTGTCAAGACCAATATGGTCACCGGTTATCCTGACAACGTCACGAAGCATCATTGTTGTTACCGACATCTTCACCCCCATAGGTTGTTGTGTTCATCTCAGCAAGATAGTCAGACATGTTCGGAGCGGCATTGTCATCAACAGCCCAGGAACACGAGATATTAAGTCCAAACATCTCATTGATCTGTTCGCAAGCAAGTAGCCTTGGTTTCATAAACGACTCACGCGACGCCAGAACCTGACCAGAGTTCGCGGCCGCTTCCTCAACAACCATTCGCTCACGCTTCTCGGAATTGACGTTCATAATTCCAAGCATTGTGAGCGCTTCACCCCATATCTTGGACTTAGATTCCATATGCTTAATGGAAGAAACAGCACCAGCACCAGCATTCTGATTGAGCGGAAACACACCGATCATGTTTGCTAGGTTATCCATAGACATGTTCTCAGTACCCCACACAACGGGCTCACCATCATAAATCCTAGAAATAAGATTCTGAACAGTGAGACGCTGGTCCTGGGAACAGGCAACGATCATGGGGTTGCGTTCGTTAAGCAGATCAATTTCGATTGTTCTGTCAATCTGAGCAAGTCGCGCAGCATATGACAGCACAACATCAATCTCCGGTTCCCGAACCTGATTGCCCCAGATACACACACTCTCTGAAGCCTTAACCTCGCGGGAGTAAATGCCGTTTCGGGAAACGCGATAGCCCGTTGGGTTGTCCTGAATATCCAATGGGCCTGAAATGGTTGCTGGCATCGCCATAAACATTTCAAACATCGTGTCGAAATAGAAAACAGAGTACGCGTTGTTGAAGATAGTTGCTTCAATGAATCGCGGATCAATCCCATTAGGCAGTCCCTCCCAAGTAAACCGGGAGAGACACTTTCCCATCAGTTGACGCCTGTACATATGCTCCAACTGAATCTGCCTAGCCTCACTCGAAGACGGTGGCTTAAGCATAATCTTATTATAGATCCCGTTCTTAACGTAATCGGTTTTAGCCATTTAGTCTCACCTTAACCCGCGTATCAATAAAGTTACGCTTAATGTTCGTCCTACCAATCCTATCAGGAGACCGCCACACAGTCACACCTTTCTCGAAGATGCCCCGGATAGTTCCCTTGAAACTCTCAGGAATGTCGCCCCGCTCAAGATAGCACTCAACCAGTTTCCAGTAAGTAAACTCAGTCATAAGAGAAAGAGTGTCAGGAATCTTAACCCAAGTATTCATCGTGTACCCATAACGCAACCAGAACTGTCCGATCGCATGCATGGCGTTCTCCGAAATGAACCGCATTCTACAGTCAATAACAAAACCGTGCGACACCATCGGAGAAACATACCCCGAAGTCTGTCCCACAACAGCAGGGGGAATAACCTGCATGTCCTGACGTTGTGCGTTGATAGAAGAAATGGCCGTCTCATAGTCTCCGTTAGCCGTGAACTGTGCGAGTTCATAGTTAGTATCGCGCACGGCCCGCTGCTGAGTCTGACTAATCTGAGAAGCGCCGCTAGCCAACTGATTCTGGATATTTGCAGTGGACTGTGCTTGAGAGTTAGAAATCATGGCATTAACCCCAGCAGTAGCCGACTGTGCAATGCCCGCACCGACGGCCTGCCCATTAAGGCTAAGAGCACCACCGAGCGCCATAATTCCACCTTGTGCCGCTTGCACGGTTGCCCTCATGTTATTATACCGCGACTGAGAATCTGCCATAGCAGAATTACCCCACATGGTGTTTTCCGCGCCGGCCGCTGTTGCAGCAATGCCCGCGTTAGCAATATCCCGACTAGCGGTAGCGGCGCGCTGGGCGCGCTGTTGCTGCCACTTCGCATTGTTGATTTGTGCTGCTGCCGTGTGCGCACTGGACGCTAGAGCGTTTAGCGCCGAATTGTTAACCGCCGAGAATGTGGGCAACGATGTGTACCCAGTACACATATCCCATGTTTCTCCGATTTCCTCACTAACCTTTCCATCTCGAATATCCAAAACATTGCCACCAGCCACACTATTGTAATCCCTAAGTGTGAAAAACACAGCAGGATTCGGAGGTGCAATATGTGAATACTGACGAATCTTAAGGCCAGGAGTTTTAACGGACTCAGGGCGGAACTCAACTGGATTGCCTGAATAAGTAGTCAACTCAAGAATGCAGTAAGGGGCTGTAGCGAATTTCTTAAACTGTCGATACTCCTCAGGTACGTATTGGAGTAGTTCGTCTCGGAAATTAGCGTCATTAAGAGAGTAGTCCTTGGTGATGTAAATGGAAGACTTGTTCATAATAGACCAAGTGCCAACGTTTCCCCCGTCCCCCACGGGGACAGGACTTCCGGCGTTCAGGTCAACAACTTCCTTAGGAATTAGTGTGATGGAACCAATTCCTTGTGCAACCCAAGGAAACTTGCTTAAACCAAGCATTCCTTGCTTAAACTGGTCATAACTGCAAGCATAAATAATAACCCCGTTAGGCAATCCCTCGGCGTTGCTAGGAAAAGCAACATTCACCTTAGGATTGCTTTCACTTCCATAGCCCTGATTCTTGTCAAGGTTGACTGTAGAAGTAATGACAACAGAATAATCTTGCTCATGCACCCTAGAGAGAGTCTTCCGATACGTCCGAATAATGCGGTGTTCACCACCGAGATCAAGGCCCTCAGGCTGAGTCAACCACTTCCGACCATAACTCTCATTTGAGTCAACAGCGGCAACGCCCATATGCCCCCGCTCAAGATAGGCATAACCAAAACTAATTCGAGAATAGTATGTGGACCACACGTCAAGTTGGAGAGTCAACTGTGTAGTGTTGGGTGCAACATAGTCAATCGACGTAATGAAATAGAAAAACGTAGTAGGTGTATATCCCTCAAAACCGGGCATGTCCGCGGGTTTGCCAGGATTCTCAACCATCACATAGTTAAACTGATTCGCTACACTGAACGGCGTAGGAATACGAATAGGTCGCCCCTGTGCAAGATAGGTCATCTTAGACAACTCAACCTTATTTCGCTTAGGCAAAGACCGCACATAATCCCTCGGAGTCCTACCGTACGTGCTCCAATCAACAATGTCACGATACGTGTTATCAAAAGGAACATTAACCATAGAAAGCAAAGTCCCCGCAGACCACACAGAATAATCAAACGAAAGACCTGCATTAGTCTCAGGGGGCATATCGTAAATCTGATTCGGCATACATCCTCCTAACAAGCAAGGCCCCAACCCTATCGGTTGGGGCCTTGCTCTATTGTAGCACGGTCACTTCTTGACCTGGATACTAATCTCCTTGTTCGCAGGCTTACTTCCGTTAAGCCCCTTGGTGTCAACATTCACACCAAGAGTAAGGAAAGCCTCGGGCTCATCAGGTCCGATAGTAATAACACCATCGTTGGTAACCTTAGTCCCCTTAGACTTGGCGTTCTTAAGGTACCAATCCGTTGCGTAGCCCTTATTGGCAGGCGCGGTCTTCCACTGAATAGCCGCCTGACGAACAGCGCCCGGAGGCATAATCGTAGATTGAGTTCCGTCAGGACGACTCACCGAGAGGTTCGCGATCTCAGCGTTAGTCTCAGCCTTAGGCGTCACCACAATCGTGTTCGGCTTAGTTCCGAACGCGATCGCTGGAGTAAACGGCGAAGCACTCAAAACAGACCAGTGATGCAGCCAGTAGTTATCATACAGCCCCTCAGGATTAGAGATGCTCCGGTTCTCAAGAAGAAGATCCTTGATAACGAAGAACTGCTTACTGGTGAGAATAGCGGAAGTGTCACCCATTTCCAGAACCTCGGACGGAACCGTGATGATATGAGACGGCGTCTCAGCGTCACTACGGTTGAAAGCCCCGGCCAGCGAAGTCACGTCAACGTTCGCCTTAAACTCGGGCGTCGCAATAAGCACCAGGTCCTCGGGACGAGCGAAAGAATGAACCCCAGCCGAGTTGAATGCAGGCGTCGGATACATCATCTTATTCGCAGCAACTCGAAGAGCCTTGAGCGCAGTATCAACCTTATCCTTATTCACCTCAAACTGGTTAAGATCAGCAATCTGCATCCTGAAGAAACCAAACGAATCATCGTAGGTCTTAAACAGGCGCGTCATGTACAAGAACTCCGACCACTCATCGGAAGATGCTGCTACAGACATAATCTGAGAAATCATCTCAGAAAGACCGTTATCCGAAAGGAAGGCCCTACGGAGAACGTCGCGGTTAAGTGTGATCTTAAACTTCTCCTTGCGGTTAAGCGTGTGGAAAGCACTCTTAGCCGGGGGAGGAGCCTGCCCAAACACGTCACGCTCAAGGTAGTCGCGCTGCTCCTCGTAAATGGTGGGCTTAATGAAATCAAGGTGAACCTCTTCGATCGTGTCACCGAAGTTCATCATTCCCTGCTTGAAAACGGCAAGCGGGTTCTTCCACGAAATGTCCCGAACAATGGTAGAACCAATGCGGTTAATCAGGGCTGACACAAACTCATTTCGAGTAATGTTGTCAGACATGATTCCGGCGATAGTCTCCTGAATATTCGCCTTAGTGGCCTCGGGAACCATGTTCTGGTAATCATAACGCGCATCGCTCCGAATGGCGTTAAGAATATCAATGTTAGTAGTGTCGTCACGCAACTGAGGCATAATCAGTTATCCTTAAACAAATCGTTAATTGACTTGGGGTTCCAACCAGAATCAGGAACCTTGCTATTCTCATTGTCGGACCTGGCAAACAGCCCCGACAAACCTGCCAATGTCTTGCCCGTATTCTTTGCGGCCTCCGTATCGATACCTAGTCCCTCAACTATAGCATTTCCAGCGTCCTTCGCAGCAGCTCCCGCCGTTCCGGCCGCCGCCTTGCCCACAGTACCCAGGTCCCTACCTACCCTCTCGACCGTGTCCTTAGTGTTGTTCAAGGTTGTCTTAACATCGTCCAGCCTCATCTCCTTAGACTCGGGAACGTCATCCCCCGCATAAGGGTTGTTGAGTTCCCTGTCAGTTGGCTCAAGGGCTTGACCTAGATTAGCCTCAAGTTCTGTCTGAAGTTTAGAAACCTTCTCACCGAAAACTTCAGTGAGTTTCTGCCATGCTTCCTTAGTGTCAGCAAACGGGTCCTTCTTCTCCTCCTCAGGAACAATAGGGTCACCCGGCTTATTGTTCCCCTTCTCCGAAGAAACCTCAACACCATCGCCATCAGTATCCCCAGGATCATGAGCCTGCTCTCCCTGGTGATCCTTAGGGTCCTCCCCCATCCGACGCCACTCTTCATCGGTGCGCTGGCCACCATTCTGATTCTGTGCAGCCTCGGCCGACTTCTTGGGGTTAGCGAGATCATCGGGATTCTTGGGTGTCACTCCCTTGTTAGCCTCATGCCGTGCCTTCTGCTCAGCCTTGGCCTTCTCCATCCCCGCCGCTTCCTTAGCGGCCTCTTTGTCCTCCTTCTCCCGTTCATTGCCAAGCCCTTCCTGGATGCGCGAATCGACGTCACGCGCGAACTTACCAGGGTCCTTAACGGCCTCCTTTACTGAAGGCTTAGCAGCCTCCTTGGCCTTAGCCTCATTCTTTTTCTGTTGATAAAGTTTCTCACCAAGAATTCGCCTATTGCGAGCATCCTGGGCCTTGTTAGCCTCATCTCGCAAGCGCGCTCTCTGTGCGTAGTCGTTTTCTTTCTTTGTCACAATTCCTCCTAAAAAAGGTAGGCTAGGAACTTACGTTCCTAGCCTACCACAATACCCAACTATCTGAAAGTGATCCTGAGGGGTGCTACCCAACCGAGCGGGGCCCAGTTCATTAGGTTGCTTCCTCGCAATCGGTCAGAACTCACTTGGCAGACTTGGGAGCATTCTTGGCGAGATACTCAATAACCGCCGCCTCAACAATGTCCGAAGAATCCTTGCGAAGCACCCAATGCATCTCCTCAAGGTCAGCAACGACAGACTTGGAGAGACGGAACTTAACAGTGGTGTGAGTAGAAACAGGACGTGCCATGATGATTACCAACCTTAATCAATCTTGAGTGTGAATGTTGTATCCTTGAGGACCGTTCCCCCAGGAACTCTTACAGGAATCAGTTTACCATTCCAAGAACCGCCGCGCAACATATCATCTAAAGTGAGTGTTGCTGCCACGTTCCGGGGCATCCCCGCAATGTGTACATCTAGTTTACCATCAATTTCCTCCGCGTATTGCTTCGCACGAATGTAAACCGATTTTGTGAAAGAACTCTCATGCTTCCATGCGCCCAGTTCTGCCGGGTCAACCCACAGTGAATCCGGAGGAGTGGTAGGACCAATCAGATGCAGTGAGTCCGTGTCCGCGTACGCGAAAGTTTCATAGTTATCTTGTGCTGCGCTAATAGTTTTCTTTCGAGCATACGCAGTAATGAAAACACCCATCGGAGTGTAAACGGGGTCACGTGTCTCGGGTTCGTTCATTACTAGTGACACTCTATTGTCTTTTAGTTCAGGGTGTTTTCCGGTAATGTCCGGGTTAGTTGCAAACTTTCCATACAAACTGTTTAGGTGTAGTTTTGCAATCTGTCGCAATCCTCCTGTACTGTTTTTCTTAATTTCCATAAAATGGTCAACATAATTGTCGAAAAAACCGTGTGAACCGCGAAACTCAAACGATCCATTCCATGAATAAATCTTGAAATCATAATGCTTTTTCCATAATTCAATATCAATGTTTGTTGCTACAACAGTTGTCGGTTCAGGAACTTCTTCAAGATACTGTGTTGGATTAAAAGAAAGATTCTTTTTAATTTGAATGCAGGGAATATGATTAGGTTTAAGTTTTGCTGTAAACGTGATTGAAGCAATATATAGTGGGCGGTCTGTTCTAGGGGCGCCTTCCGAATAGATCGGGTCTCCGTAGGGGAGTAGGGCTGTTCTCATGACCGCGGGGTATAGAGAGTTGACGTCATACACGCTTCCAGCACCATTCAGTTTCTTTGAAAATCTTGGGTCCGCATAAGTGAATCCACCACGATATGCTTTTCTGATTTCTGTATCGATCTCAGGTGAGAGAATTGGAAAGCGGCGGATAAAAAGTTTCCCTGTCATCTTCTTGTAAGTTGCCAGCGAATCGCTGCCCGCAGTCAACTTCGTCATCTTCTCTGCAAACTGAACCTCGAGTGCTTGAGCAACAATTGCAACGTCATTCCGTTGGTAGCGTTTTTCTTGCTCTGTAGGGATATATCCTATTGGGCGATGCTTTTCGTAGTCAATTTCTAGTTTCTGGTCATGTAGATTGAATGCCTTAGCGATTGCCGAAACTGACATAGGTAGTTTCTTAAACGAATCTCGAAACTCAACCCTATAACCTGTTTCGAAAACCACGGTAATTGAATAGTACTTCCCCATGCGAGAAATAAGGGAAGTAAATTCTTTCACCCCGGGTGAATCCTTGGTCCACCTATATCCATGCTTAAGCAACCAATCCAGAATAAATGTGCCATCAAAGGCGAGGTTGTGGAAATAAATGTGGGCTGCCCGTTCAGAAATGTGTGACATAAACCCATCAAGACTAGTCCCGTCAACATAATCCTGTAGTTTGCCTACCTGAATAATGCCCCAAGACCATACGCGACAATCCTCCTCAACCGTAGTCGTCTCAAAGTCTGCACAAAACGAAGGAACCTTCTTATGGCTACGCCTAACGCCGGCCCTTACGGGGCTTGCGCTTATTGATTGGCGAACCACTGAAATCGTCCTCCGGTTTAATCTGGATTGAATGAATCTCCTTCAAGAGATTCTTAATGCCGCTGTTTGAATCTTCTACGTCTTCGTAATATAAATCTTCTCCCGCTCTACGTTTCTCGAAATATCCTTCTTTCGCGGCCTCATACTGCAAAGACAATTGATTGGCAAAATCGGCATTAACGGTCCACATTAGCCACAATACGTCGTCGGGAATGTCAGTAAGAATGTCATACAGTTCAGGATCACCAATAACATCAAGCATTGCCGCGATTTGTTTCTTAGCGTTAGTCAATTTCGCTTGCTTACCCTTAGCGGATATATCGCGCAAAACCTGATTGGTTTTCTCCCGCATTGCTTCGGCCGACTCAAAATTAATGGAACGCTTATCAGGATTCATTCGCTCAAGCGCATAATGTGAACCCCCAGCAAGATAAGTCTTCTTTGGACGAAAATCTCTAATCCAATCACCCACGCTAGCGTCTCCCAGTTGGGGGAGTCGTGTTCCTGAAACGGATTTCTCGTAAGCATCTATGTCTGCATTATAGCGTCGCACAGCATCACGATAACGACGAACATCCTTAGCAGAAATGGGATTACCGTGACGGTCACTATAATACCAAACACTCCTAGAATTATTAAACTCACTAAGACGCTCAAGTTCTCTCGCAGCATTCTTCAACGTCACCTTTCCTACCGCAGACTTACCCAACGGATCAAACTTAGTCCCACGAATATCAGCCCCATCATCACTAGTGGCCATCCGATACATTTTCCTAATGGCCCTATCGCGCTCAACCTGAAGCATCTCGCGCGCCTTATCCAACTCAGACCTATGCCGTTCGCGCTGACTCGTTCTAGCCGACTTTACCCGAGAACTACCCTGTTCCTCAGAAAGAGTGTCCGGCAAAGGATTAAAAGAAAGAGAATCAACAAACGACCTAATATCATTCGCAGTATTCCGAATATTCTTAACGCCGCGCTTAAACGCCCTATAATGCTTACCCCAATGAGACCTAACCAAACCAATCACCCCCTGCCCCCTAAGGGGCAGGGGGCAACTAGTATCCTACAGGACCACTCAGGCCAGCGTCACCGTCGTATACTCACGACCGCGACCAGACTTTGCGCTGCCGATCTCAACAGCCACCGGCTCAGGCCACGACTTAACATCACCCAGAATATCCACAAGCCGCTGAATCTGAGCAACCACCGTCTGAGACGAAGTGCCGAACGCATTACCGTCCTTGTCAATCACCGTAATAGCCCGACGCGTCTCAACCTCACCGGTGTCTGTATCAACAACGTCATCCTCCGTGATAACAATATCCTTGATCTCAATCGTCTTGCCACGCAGTTCCTTGAAAGAAACAGCCGAGTTCTGGGCCGTGAAGAATGCCTTCTTGCCAGCGAAGTCATCGGAGAGGGAAGAGTAAACAACAGCCATGATCGTTTCCTTTCGTGTATGGCTTGATTTCATTTCAGAGTTCTGGTATTACCCGTCCAGCCGGGAATCTAAAAGAGAGGTGAGGAATCAATGTCTTCAGGAAGCAAGATGAATCCCTCGTCTGTCAATGCTGTACACACAATGTCTTCAGTTGACGTATCTTTGTCGAACTCTAAATTGTGCGTGCCCACTGATAGAGTGTGTGATGTGGTGGTTATTCCTCGCCTAATGGTCACTTCATATTTAGTTCCAAGAATCTTGAACCGTCGAATATGATCAAATGAAGTGGTGTATCTTTTAACTAGAAAACGCTTAGATTCTAGTCTATCTGAGTATGCTCTCACATAAAAATCATGATCGCAGTAAGAATCCCAGCCATCCACAACAACCAACTCCCAACCCTAGGCGCCGCCTTCGCAGCAATCATACCCCCAGCGACACCGACAGCAATCCGGCTCGAACTAAGGCGGTCGCCATGATTGCGCACGTCACCACAAGAACAACCTTTGTCATCGCCAACAGAATTGTATCGTTCATTTTCCTCCCATCCCATTTCCTTGTCAATCCAAATAAGTTCGCCGTTAACGTTTTCCCACATTGTTGTTCCTTGAAGGTAGTTCGCCCTGTGATAGAACGAATGAAATAATTTTGTTCAGGTCTGCTGCACTGAATTCTGAGATAAAAACACCGTAATGTTTCATCTTATAGTCAAACACTACTTGTTCGCCATAAATGCTCACGTATAACGGTGTGTCGTTAACTCTAAATGTTGCGTGATTTCCACCGCCTCGTATGAAATATTCAATCCAATGTATGATGGTCTTCTTGATAACTTTATGAGTAGTCATAATCACACGTCCAGCCAGTTGTCAATCAAAGTCATTGCCTTAATAAGCCCAGCAATGTTCGTTTTAAAATGGTTGAAGTCCCAATGGAACACAATTTCATCCGAATCGGGATTGTTGTCACGAACGGTCACGCGAGTTCCATGGACGTTAAAAGCAACCCAATCATCTTCGTGATTGACGTAATATTCCGTCCAGCCACCAATTACTGCCCTGAGTTTCATGCTACCACAGGGTCTAGTGTTCTGTGTGTAATACATGCAAGTTCCTTCCATTCCCGGCGGGCTAACCCCGCCCCGTTCATGTATTAATAATGCACCACAGTTCTCTGGCAGTCAAGTTATCTGCAAGTGAACTAGACCACACA